GCTGGTGAAGCCCTTGAGCGTGTCCCACAACGCGGAAACGCCCTTGAGCGCCGCGCCGCCCATGAACGTGCCGAACGCGCTGGCCTTGGCCGTGACCTTGGACAATGCCTTCACCGCGTCGTCGCTGTTGCCAGTGATCCGCACGCTCATGATGGCGCTTTTATCCACGGTCCACCTCCTCCATGTGTTCTATCTCGTCCTGCAATAACCTCATGCCGGTGCCCCAATCGAGTTCGCTGGCCTCATGCCTCCATGCCCACGGCGTGCCGCCGAAACGGGCCGCGAGCAGGAACGACAGCATGCCCAGCGAATCGTCGGGCCACTCGGCTAGACGGTAGGGTTTTCAGCGGTCGGCGTCTCCACGTCGATGTCGTCCACCTCTTCCAGCCACTGCGCGTAAGGCATGGTGGTGTTGCCCGCGTATCGTTGCGCCAGATACGCCATGTAGTACGACTGGCGAATCTTGGATGCCTCGCCCGGCGCCCATCCCTCCTTCTGCGCGTGCTCCTCCGCCGACGTGATGACGCGCGGCGTCAACGGCGCTTCGTCCACATGCCCGTCGGTGTACGTGACTTTCGCTGTGCTTCGCATGATCTAGGCTCCCTTGATCTGGTTCATGGTCTTCTTCACGAACGTTTCGTATTCCTTCGCCCATTGGCTCTCTGTCGATGCCACGGCGTCGTTCACGAACGTTCTCGGTCTGATGTTGCGCGCCGGCCAGCCGTAATTGATCGGGCCCGCATACGGCACGGTCTTGCGGCCGGCGCGGATGATACCGGCCTTCTGCGTGGCGCCGGCGCGGATGGAACCGGCCAGTCTGCCGGTCTTGCCGCGTGGCGCGCGGGCCACCGCCTCGGGTTTTGCGATGTCGGCGGCCCTGCGGTTGACTTCCTTGAGCTCCTGCATATCCGCGCCGGCCTTGCGCATGGTCTGAACGAAACGCTTCTGGCCGACGACGTACAGGGCCTTGTCCGCCATGTTCAGACGCTCGGCTTCGTGTACGCGCTGGCCTTCACGCCGGTGGCGGAGAACTCGAAATCCTTCTTGTTCTTCGTCTTCACGTCACCGCCGAACGCGATTGGCGCTATGGTCACGGTCATGTCGAGCTGGAGCGCGCCGGACGTGTTCGGGATGAACTTCGCGGGCTTGGTCTCGCCCGCATTGTTCAGGCAATACACCTGCGCGCCGTTCATGCTGAAGTCCTCGCCGATGCTTCCCGACAGCTTCCACGACGTGCTGAGCGCGCCGCCCTCCTCGTGGCCGTCCAGGTACGTGTCGGGGTCCTCGCTGGAATTGTCCGGCGACAGTTCCACGCTCGTGCAATCGACGTCCAGCTTGTACTGGTCGTCTGAGGAGCCGATGACCAGGCTTCCCGGTCCCAGGGTACGGATTTTGTCCGCCATGATGGTTGTTCCTTTCGTTAGATTTCATTGAGTGTGATCTGGTAGGCCGCGAGCGTCGCGTCTCCACGCGTGAAGCCGACGGGCTCGGCCGATGTGACAGGCAGCGCGGACGCCGCGAGCCGGTCCATCGCGGCCAGTAGCAGCGGCAGCGCGGACGCCTGCGCCCAGGGACTGCCGGCGACGAACACGAGCCGCACCGATAGTTCGTTTTCCGCGCCCGCGTAGGGCCATGCCACTTCGGGGGGTTTGACCCATACGCAGACCTTGCCGCGTGGCGGCTTCACCTCGGTCTCGTCGATGGTGACGTGTTCCACGAGGTCGCCGCACGCGCCGGCCACCTGTTCCATGAGCGCGTCGATCTTGCCGGTGATGGTGTTTGTCATGCAATCCCCATTCCCGCGAGCACGCCGGCGGCGCGGAGCTTCGGCCAGGCGGCGCGCAACGGGTCGGCGGAGACGCGGAACGGTTCGATGGCGTCGCTGTCCACGTTCATCACGCCGTTGCGCGCGTCCTTCTGGTTGAACAGGTCGGCGGCGACCGCCAGCACGCAATCGGACTGGATCAGGTCGGGCACCGTGTCCCACGTCTCGCCCAGGTTCGTCGACAGGTAGGCGCGCGCCGTCGCCAGACAGTCGTCGGCGCGCGTCTCGTCGTCGCTGCCGATGACGTTCATCATCGACAGGAACTTGTCATGCAACTGGTCCATGTGCGCCTACTCAGGCGGTGGCCTTCGGACCCAACGGCATGACGCCGCCGGTGAACACGGTCGCGAACGCCGCGTAACCGTACACGCTGTAATTGGAAAGCAGTTTCGTGGTGTCGTCCTGCTGGAGCTGGAACGGGCCGCCGGCCTCCCACATCTGCAACGCGGTCGGGTCGATGAACGCGGCCGTGTTCGCGGCGGCACCCGGCACCATCTGCACGGGGACGGACAGCATGCGGCCGGTGATGCCGGTAAGGCTCAGGCTGCCGAGCTTGTCCACGCCCTCGCCGGAAACGTCCATGAGCGCGTCGCCGCTGCGCGTGATCTTCGCTTGCTGACCGCGAGCGTGCCGAGCTGCGCGCCTCGGCCGTCCGCCGCCTCGGCCGCGTTGATGATGACGGTAATCCACTGGTCGGCGGTGAGCGCGCTCACGGCCGCCGGCGTCTCCAGCTTGTTCGCTGCGGCGCCGGTGATGGCGGCAGTCAGCTGCGCGCGGGCCGCCGCCTCCACCGCGTTGCTGTAAGCGATGGTGAGCGCGCGGAGCGCGGTATCGAGCGCGGGCGTGTTGCTGCGTTCGATGACCTGGCGCGACAGCGGCGCGTAACCTCCATAGGTCTTCACGGCGGCGGTCGCGCTCGTGAGCGTGATTTTGCCGGTGGTCAGGGCCTCGCCCTCGGCCGTCTGTTCGGCCACCTTCAGCGTGTTAGAGCCGAGCTTGAGATATTCCAGCGTCATGCCGGTGGCCGGCAGCGCGGCATGCTGGAACAGGTTCGCGACGCTACGGCGCGACTGGATGAGCTTGATCTGGTCGGCGACCCACTCGTTAGTGTTGTTCGTGTCGGAGCTGGAAATCAGGTCGCGGGCCTCGCGCATGAACTCATACGCGGTGTCGTCGCCGGCCGCAAGCGCCTTCGCGAACTCGCCGGCCGAACGGTATTGGCCACCGATGACGTGCGGCGGGTCCGGCTTCTGCCGGCCGATGGTGTCCGCGAGCGAACGGATCTGCATTTCGAGCTGGTCGAAACGCGATTCCGTCGCCGGCTGCTGTTCGTTTTCCACTGTTTCCTCCTTGGTGTCGGTTTCCTGGTTGACGTGTTCCTGGTCCCGTTGGCCGGTGATGGCCGCGCCCGTGTACGCGGGTATGCCGGTGACGGCGACCTCAAGCAGTTTCACGGCGCGCCGCACGTACACGCTCGTGTCGCCCTCGGTGCGCTTGTCGGTGGTCACGGGCATGAAGCCCACGCTGAACGAATCAAGCACGCCGTCGCGGATCAGCTGCACGGCGTCGCGACCCTCGGCCGTGTCGCTGATTGACGCGGTGATGTGCAATCCGTCGGCCTCGCGCGTCGCGTTCGTGACCTTGCCGATGAGACGGCCGTGGTCACGGCTCAACTTGGTGCGTGTCGTGTCGCCGAAATCGCAATCCGGCGCGAACTCCTCGGCCGCGCCGCGCCACAATCCGATGCGTTGGCCGAACGGCACGGCGATGCCCTCGATGCGGGTACCGTCGCCCTGGTCCTCGCGTAGCTCGATGCCCTTCACGGTGATGGTGCGTACCTCTTCGCTCATAATGTGACCTCCTGCGGTGTGGTCTGGTTGATCGGCGCCCATCCCTCACGGGCGCGCGCCTCGTCCACCGTCATGAATCCGGCGGATATGGCGGTCTGGTAGGCGCTGTAACGGGTGTTCGTGTCGGAACGATGCAACGAATCCCAGTCGGGCATGCACCATTGCCCCTCAGGCAGCAGCGACGTGAGGGCCTCGCAAATCTCGTCAGCGTAGGCCGACAAAGTGTATTCCGCGAACGTGAGCCACTCTTGCTCGATGTTCGAGTAGGTCAGCGAAGTGCCTTCCACCTTCGCGAGCATCAACGACGCCGGGATGCCCAACAGGCGGGCTATCTGCGTGGTGTTGAACTGCTGGGACTCGATGAATTGCAGGTCTTCGGGGCTCAACGCCAACGGCGTGTAGTCCAGGCCCTTGCCGAGCACGCGCACGCCGCCGGCGCCGCCCTTCGCCCACCGTTCGCTAGCGGTCCTCGCGTCCTGGTCGCTTAATATCTGGTCGCTTTTCAGGATGCCGGCGGGCCGCGCCGTGTTGTCCAACCAGTTCGATGCGTAGGCGCGAGTGTCCTGCGCTCCCTCGATCTCCTCGCGGGCCGCGCTGATAGGGCCCATGCCGCGCAAACGGCCGGCCACGTTCAACAGCTTCAGATGCACGATGCGGTCGGCGCCGTAGTCCACGCCACGGTACGAGTAGCGCAAGCGCGGGTTAGCCGGGTCCATGTTCAGGTCAGTGACGGTCACGAGCTGGGGTGGCAGACTGCGCACTCCCACGAGCACGCCGGCCGCCTCGACCTTGAGCAGGAACGCGTTACCGTTCAACGCGAGAGCGGAAACGAGGTCGCCGAACAGGTCGCGGCGGCTACGGTTCAGGTCGGGCCGGGTGATGAGCGTGCTCGGCCGCATGCGCGAGCCGTCCGGCGCGTACTGGATCAGCGGCAGCTTGCTGACCGCCGTCTCGATGATCTGCACGCCGCGAAATACGGTGGACAACGCCAGCGGGTCATGCGACGTGGACAATCGCGGCGGCAATGTCGGCGCGTCCGCTTCCTCCACGTCGTCCGTCGTCTGCGCCGCGCGAAGCAACAGGGCGGCGGTGTTGGAGATGCGGGAAATGAAGCTCATGCGGCCGATTCAACCGCCCGCCGGCGCGCCACGCCGAAACCGGCGTATAAGAACATCGCAGAACGTCTAAAAACGTCATAGAACGTCTAACCGAAAATCTGCAACGGCGCGGCCGGCTGCGCGTGAAGCGAAGCGGTGACCGCGAGTTGCGCGGCCTCAAGCGCGTTAATCGCCTGTTCGCTGTTGCGGCGCGACAGCACCCAACTGTCGGCGACCCACCGGCGCACCGCGACGGCGGCAGCGTCGTCCAGCGCCGGATCAGGCACGTGCAACACCTGGCGTTGCATGAGCCGGTCAAGCATGAGCACGCCGGCCGCGACTATCTCCGTGTTGCCGATATCCGACAACCGGTATTCCGGCGTGCCGTCCGCCGCGACCTCATGCAACCGGTCGGCCAACGGCGCGGACGGGCCGCGCCGGTCTATGGCTATCGGCGCGCCGCCATACCGTGATTGCAGGTCGGCCAGCCGTTCGGCCGCGCCGGCGGTGCCCGGCAGCACGTCCACGATCTGCACGACGGTGACGCCATCGCGCCGGCACGCGGCGGCTATCGCGGTCGATTCCGATTCCATGCCGACCGCGACGCCGAACGCGAGCGTGTCCAGGTCGAGCGCCGACAGGTCGAGCGGCGCGGTCTCGGTCTCCGTCCACAAGGCGGCGGGGTAGACGCGTTCGGTGCTGGACGTGTCACGGAGATTGCAGAACGCGCGCCGCCAGCCGGCCGGGTCGTCCGCGAACTGGTCGCGAAAGTCCTTGAGCTGCCGACGGTCGAACAGGTAGCCGCAACCCGGGTGCGCGCTGGCTACGGCGTCCAGGTCCTCGCTGTCCTTCGCGGGGTCAAGCCCCCAATCGAAGAACGCCCAACGTTTCGGGATGTCGCCGGCACGGCACCGGTCCAGAAGCGCGTTGTAATACTCGCTTTCGGCCGTGCCCTCCGTGCTTGTGATCCACAATTGCGGACGGACGCCCGTGGCCCTCATGCGCGTGGTCGTCGTCGGGATAAAGCCATCCAGAATCTGCTTGGCCTGGAGCGCCGACAACGCCCACACCTCATCGAGGTTGATGAAATCGCCCTGGAAACCGTGGCCGCTGCTTTCGGTCATGCTGCCCGGCCGCAACGTGCTGCCGTTGACGAGCGGCAGCGCCATGCTGCCGTTGCTCATGCGCGGGTTCCCGTCGATCAGCGCCGCCAGAGGGGAGCGCACCACGCTTTTAATCAGCTTGCGAAACTGTTCGTTGCTATCCTTACCGGTCTGCGCGAGATACCACACCTCACGGTCGGGTCCAAGCAGCGCGTTACGCACCTGCTCGGCCTTGCTTATCGTCGTCTTGCCCGCCTGGCGTTGAACGGACACAATAACGCGGTCGTAGTAGTACGTGCCCGTTTCCGGGTCCAGCTCACCGGCCACGTCCGCTACCTGGCGTTGCCATGGGATCAGCGGCTGACCCAACGCGGCGGAGATGCGCGCCACCTTGCCGCCGTCCGTCTCACGCGAAGGGTCGCGCGGGGTCGCGTGGCGCGCCGGTGCCGGCCTCACTGCGCCATGTCCTTGAGCAGCTGCGCGAGGTCGCCGGCCTTCGCGGACGTTTCGGACGGCTGCAACCGGTCGATGGTCTCGTTGTAGCTCGTGACCATGCGGGAGATGTCGCGGCCCTTGCGACACAGGCGGTCGATGGTGCGGGCGCACGTGAGCAGCAGCGTACACAGGGCGCGCCGTTGCGGCGTCAGCTGCGCGGCGTCCTGCAACAGCTCGGTGACGAGCTCCTTGGTCGAGCTGGTCAGCGGGTTGGTCAGCTCGTCGCTGTCCTCCATGCCCGGAAGTGTCATCTGCTTGTCGTTGTCGTCCATGATTTGCGCTCCTAGCCTATCGGTGTTACTGTCTGGAACTGGCTTCATTCCGCCGATTGGTGGAGCGCCGCGCCCTTGCCGGCGCGGCTTTTTTTATTTGGGTTGGGGATACGAAATCGGTGGGCGCGGGGTGTCCCTTGACCATGGCCGTTTAAAAAACCGGCTACCATCGCGGCCGCGCCGACACGGCCGGCGGCGAAGACGGGCCGTCGATCAGGCGAAGCCGCGAAAGCTGCGTGCGCCGCGTCTCCAGCATCCCGTCCACCTTCGCTTGCGTGATGCCGAGCCGGCGCCATCGCTTCAGCAGCTCCACGTCTTCACGGCCACGCCGGCACTCGGCCATGCGCCCGCGCAACAGCTGGTCGTCGGCGTCCAGGACCACCACGTCATAGTTCAACGCGATCCACTCGGCCAGCATGTTCGGACTGTTGCGGGACGTCGGCAGCGCACGCACCAGCCACACATGCCTGGCCGTGACCATGCGGGACACACGCCGGTACGCGCTGCCCCACAACGTATCGGCCAGCGCGTGCGCCTCGCTGCCGCCGTCCACGCACGCGACCGCCAGCCTCGACGGGTCCACCACGATATCGCCCGGCGCCATGTGGTCGCGCACATACGCGGTCTTGCCCACGCATGGCGGGCCTATCACGGCCGTGACCTGCGCGCCGAAGCCGGACACCACACGATCCGCGCGCAACGAATTGCAGTGCTTGCACGCCGGCCGAAGATTGCTCGGAACGGTCGGGCCGTAGAGACTGTAAGGCTTCACGTGGTCCATGGTCTCCGTGCCCCTGTGCGTGCATCCCGGCATGTCCAGCCAACAATCGGAGCCGAACGTGAGCAGCACTTGCGCGGCCATGTTCGGCGGCACCCTCTTGCGCTTCATTGCCTCTTCCCCATCCACTTGTTCACATCGTCCACGAGATACACCACGCGGCCCTCCAACATGTACCACTTCGGCCCACGGCCCTGCTTGCGCCACATGTAGAGCGTCTGACCGGACTTGCCCAGGAACTCGGCCAGCTCACGCGCATACAGGAAACGACGGCCCATCAGTGGCACCACGCCTTCAACGACTGGAGCAGGTCGGCACGGTCGAAGACACGACGGCCACCCACACGCTTCGGCTTGAGCACGATGCCCTCGCTAATCAACTGCTGCATGGCATGGTCGCCGTCCGCGTCGGTCGTCGGGCTGATGTGATCCAGCTTCAAAATCCTGATGACGATGGAACGCTCCACGGTGTCCGTGCCGGTGGTGTCATACTCCAGCTTCGGAAGATTCCATTTCACCGCGTTCTTCATGTCCTTGGCACGGATGGCCTTGCTGGTCACATGCTCACGACGATACTTCTTCTTGACCTTCCTGCGTTTGCGTTCCTCGGTAGAAATGTAATCAACTGCATAGCCCATGATGTTGTCCCCAATCTGTGAGTAGGTGAGTGGATAAGTCTTGTGGATGAAACGTCTTGTGTATTTCGGATGGAAGGAGGTTAGAGCGGGGAACCCTATAGCGGAAAACAGGAAGCCAAAAGGCCTCATGAATTCCAAAGGGTTCCCGCATGTGAAGCATTTCGGCATGGTGCCAAGGCCGTCGCATGTGGTCAGCGGCGCAATGCCGCGACGAAGGTCTGGACGCGCAGCGCTGGCCGTGGCCAGCCGATGGTGCCGCTTTCGTCCCTGGGAACACGCCACACGCCCATAGCTGTAAACCCGCACGCCTCCCCGCTAGGGACGCTTCAACCACCACGCCACACGTGGTGTGTTTGTAACGCGCTAGGCAAGGCGCGGCAGGATGCTTTAACAGCCACGTCGGCAACCTGCGGTCGAACCGACGCCGATGGCATTCAGTT